CGGCAGTTGTTCCGGCATCATCGAACTTGACGCTGCCTTGCTGCCCTCGGTAAAAAGCCATGGCTAGAGATCCTCGAAGGTTTCAAAGGTCAGTCTGACCTGTGTTTGGAAGAAACCCTCCGGCGCCGGCGCAGCCACTACCTCGGGTCCGATCGGCGGGTCAAAATGAACACCGCTGACTATGACCCTATTGTAGAGGTCCCTGATCCGTTTGCCGATCGTTAGGTTAGCGCCGGGGCCAACACCTAACGGCGTAAAGATGTTGATCGCAATCACGCCAATCACGCTATTGCTGCTGCCTGTAGTGCCGCCCATGGTGAGGTACTCGTTGGCGCCAAAGCTGACCAGGCATTGCACCCATGAGCTATTAGGCGTCGGCACATAAGGCTGGTTGTGGAAGACCACCGGGATAGCCGGCGACAGCGCCAACTCGGTTGCAAGCCGGGCCTCAATGGTGGCGCGGACGGTGTTGAGGTTGACCGCAGCCATCAGCCTTGCCTCCTGATGCGCTCCCAGTTGGTATCAACAAAGCGCTGCATCTCGCGAGCGGTAAGGTCCACCCAGCCTGCTGGTGCTTGCGAGCTGTGGCCTTGGGCCAGTGACTCGGCATAGGGCAGGTTGTTGTGCACGCTGTAGACATTGCCCAGCTTCTCGAATGTTGGCGTGTAGTTCACGCCCCGAGCCAACGGGGGCGCCGGGTTTGCTGGTGGTGATGTGCGCGTCTTGCTGTTTGGGTCAGACGCCTGCTGCGGCCCAGCATCATAGATACCTGTGGTGTTTTCGCCGATCTGCCAACTGAATCGAAATCGGCCAGTGTCTACTGGGCTGCGCTCTTTGAGCTTGCGATCGGTTGCCAGCACTGTTGCACGCAGCAATTGCTCGACTTGATTTTCGCAATAGCTGCCGATTTCGCCAATGCGGATGGAACGCGTCATGCTCTTAGGATCAGCTCGTAGGTGATCGCGGTGTTGTCCTGCTCGATCGTGGTCACGCGGATGATCTGATGCACCACGTTGCTGATCAGTACCTTATCGACCGTGGTCGGCGCCTGCGCTAGGTCAAATGCAGCGACGATCAGCTTCTTGTCGCCAGCCTGCACCAGTTCGTTCACCTCGCGTGCGTTGACCTGATCCAGTACGCCCTGAACCGCTGCATCGCTAGTGGTCTCGGTGATCGCACCTGTCGCGGTGTTGTAGGCGCCAGCAGACACCGTGCGGATGGTCACAGCACCGCCAAGCTCTGCCATCAGCTTGCTAGCAACCTTTCGCAGCGGCCTGGCTAGGCTCATGCAGCCTCCAGTTGCATCTTGTCACCGTCTTCGTACAACAGCCGGTCAAGGTCCTCTGTAGCGATGAACTCAAGCACCTGCGTGCTGATCGTTGGCGCCAGCTTCAGCTCACCGTCAAGTCCGATGATGAACGTATCATTGCCGTAGATCTGCAACAGGTCGATGCCTTGCAGGATCTGACCAGTGGCAACATCTAGGCGCGTCATCATCAGCTCCTGGTAACGGTCAGCAGATTGTCGTTGGCGTCGTAGGTCATGGTCAGCGTGGCAACCAGCTTGCCGCCGGATCCGCCGCGGTAGTACTCGACCTCGGTCAGGTTGCCGCTGCCGTCGTAGGTGTTGCTGATGTAGTCATGCGTCGGGATCTCAAGTCCTGCGCGCATCACTGCATCACCACCGCCTAGGAAATAGCTCATGACCGTCGGATTGCGATGTTGCCAGGTCCACTAATTCTAAGCCCTGTCAGGTAACGCTCCATCAACGGCGGCACCTTATCAGCACCCACGGCGCCGTAGCCGTTGCTAGGTGTCACGTCAATGCTGCCGATCTTCACATTCTTGTAATCTTCCAGGCCGCTCAGCCCCAGTGCATCGGTGTTGTTGTTCAGGTACACCGCCAGCACGACCTCGGCATATTGCACCTGCACCGGGATCTCGTTGTCGTCGAAGTAGTCCGTCGTGATGCGGAACGGGAACCCAACGGCGTAGGTATTGATGTAGGTGTCAGGCCGCCTCACGCCAGTCCGAGGCCATTGCAGCGCCTGGGTGTCGGTGCTGCGTGCACCTAGGAACCGCTCACGGTCGAGCCGTTGCGTTGCGGTGAACAGCGCCCGGTTCTTCTGATCCGTCGTTGCAGATGCCCATGCGATGACGTCATCGTCTTGGATGAAGCCGTCAACGATCGCCTGCGCTGCTGCCAGGGTCAGGTAGCTGTTTGCGTCGGCCGCGCCTGGCGTGGCCACGATTGCGATTGCCATCGTCAGGTTCCGGTATGTCTAGTTTAGGCTCCGCCATAGAGAAAGAGGCCACCTCCGTAGAGGCAGCCTCCCGTTCACGCAGTCGCCGGAAAGCGAACAGACCCATCAGATGCGCTCAAGCAGCACGCTGATGATCACACCAGCCAGAGCGGTGGTGGTGCCGGTGACGTCCAGAGACAGGCGGTCGCCAGCCTCCAGGGTCAGGTTGGCGGTGGTGCTGGTCAGTTCACCAGAATCGGCAGCATCGAACTTTTGCTCAGTCAGAGCAGTGCCCTTGAAGTCGATCTTGGTGGAACCGAGCAGGTCATCACCAGCGGTGGCAGCCTCGGTGCCTTGGCAACGACGGATCGTGCCAGAAACAGCAGAGCCGTCACTGCCGGCGGTGGCATGCACCTCGCGGATGGTCACCACTTGACACTTCACCGGAGCGGTGAAGAACTGCACATCAGCCACCGAAGAGGCGATGTAGTGGTCAGCAACGATGTACTGCTCAGTGGACAGTTCAAACTGGGAAGGTTGTGCCATGGCTAGTTACCTCAGTAGTTAGAAGTACAGGTAGCACGCACGATACCAATGTTCTTGGTCTCGTACACCTTCGTCCAGTTGCCAATCGTCGCCAGTTGTGCCTGGGTGGGGTTGACAGTGCCGACAGTCCACTTAGCACCAACCGGGTGGTAGCAGTAGTGCAGGTCGATCGACATGGCATCGCTCTTGGCGAGGATGTCACGATCGGTTTCGGTCTGCATTGCCATCTGCTCACCGCTGGCGATAGCGCCGGCAGTGAAGAAGTACACCGGATAATTGGTGCTGGTAGGTGCCAGGTCGTCCGAGACGATCACGCGCAGACCCATGTAGGTCGGAACGCTCACCTCGCCGAAGGCAGCAGCAATCGAGCCGCCCGATTGGGTGGACGTGGTGCCGCGTGCATCAGTGGTGGCGACATAGTCGATCGCTTTGCGCTCAACCAGGTCGTAGTAGATCGCCGAGTGCATGGCAACGGCGGTCAACTTGTCGCCTTGATCGCCCAGCTTGGCGCGAACCTTCGCAACAGTGCGAGGGCTCAGGGTGCCCATGCCGGCCGTGTCAACACGCAGATCAGTGAACGCAGGGCTATCGGAGCCAGTGAGGCTACCGAAGACACCTTCGAGGCACTTGATCAGGTCCTTCTGCCGCTGGTTGGCGACATAGTCGGCCACCTTGGCGCCGATGGCAGCCATGGGATCAGCGCCAGCAGCCAGGGCTGCCAGGTCGCGGCTTTCGAAAGCACGACCACGGTGCAGGATCACGCCAACTTGTTTGTCAGCTGTAATTTTGCCAGGGGTCAGCGAGGTGCTGTCAGACAGCACTTCAAAGTCACCAGTCAGATTTGCCTTGAAGAAAGGAACGTTGATGTAATCACCACCCTCAGTAGCGTTCAGCTCAGCCATCGGCTGCACCACACCGCTAGCCAGGAAGGCATCGCGTTGGGTGGTCTGCTCAATGACGTAAGGCGTAAAAACCTCAGGGATGATGATGTCAGAGCGAAGAGTCGCCATGATGAATCACCAGAAATGGTTTACGGTGTGGGCGCAGCCCGTATCACCAGCGCAGCCGGTTAGTTGCAGCTTAGCGGTTAGCGGTTGCCTTCATGCGCTCGTATAAATCACGATCGGTGCGGAATAGTCTGGCCTGCTCAGTCAGGTTGAACGATTCACGGCTGAACGGATTTGACATGCCAGTCGGGATGCTGCTGCTGACACCACCAGATGGCGCGCCACTGCCTTGCGGCTTGGGTTGCTTTTGCATCCATGCCGGCAGTGTCTTGGCCCATTCCTGCACTGGTGTGCGCTGGTACCCATCAACGACGACGACAGTGCCATCAGGATCGCGTTCGATCTGATCGGCACTCAGCTTGGTCTTGAGCACCATGTCTGGATCGTGCACGATGTCAGCCAATGCCGTCACGGCTGGCGTGACCAACTCCAGCTCACGCACGCGGGCCTCAAGTGATGCAATGCGCTGGTCCTTCTCCGCCGTCGCCTCACGGAACTGCTGCTCCAGAGCCTGTCGCGCCTCTTGATACTTGCCTTGCGACTCAAGCTGCTGCTGTTCATAGTTGCGCTTGAACTCCAGCAGTTCATTGACATCTACGCCATCAGGAACAGCAGGCCCTTTCTTTGCAGCGCGTAGTTCAGCAATCAGTTCTTTATTCTTGCGTTCTAATGCTTCAACACTTCGTTGCAAATCCTCAGTCGCCGCAGGCTCCTGGGTTTGTGTTTCATCCGACATGAATAACCCGCAGGGTTAAGTACGCTGCCATCGTATCAGCTAGACGGCAATGGCACGGGAATGGGACACACCAATCCGTGAACCGTGGAATCCGTTAATCAAAGCGTGCCTTAATGCCATCGACCGCCACGAGCACCTGTACCGCAGCACCGGCAACGGCTGGCACGCAGCCAAAGCACATGAGCTGCGGCGGTATGTGTCAGAGCTGAAGGACTGGATTCACCGGCAGGAGGCGGCTACCACTTCACCTTGTCCGCCCAGTAAGCCGGGGACATCTTCCCGCGGGCAATGTTACTGGCGTGCCTTGCCTTGAACGATTCTCGCCTAGCCTTGGCAGCGGCTGATTCGCCTTCACGCGGTGGGCTACCGCTGACGCCTTGCTGACCGAACCTGATCAGCTTGACGGTCTCACCTTCCTTGGCGAGCACCACATGGGACTTAGTCGGGTGCCCTGGCGTCCGCTTGGGTTTGTTGTACCCCTCGAACTGCTCGCCGCGGTAGGTGATCATCGCCGTGGTGCAGGTTTCAGCTCTGACCGCTTTTTGATGACCGCGTTGCCGGTTGACTCGGATTTGATCCGCACGATCGGATCGTCCATGCTGCCGACGCGGGTGACACTGCCACCGCCTTGCGTTGGTATGGTCTCCCGCTCGCCGCCAATGCTGGTGATCACGCCAAAGGTGCGCGTGCCTTGGTAGTTCCAGCTAACCCGGTCGCCGCGTTTCATTTCTTCTTGCCGCCTTTCTTGGGCATGGGCTTTTGAGGCTTGGCTGGTCCGGTGTACTTAGGCATCACTTTTTACCTTTGGGTTTACGGGCTTTGCCGGCCTTGGACAGGGCAATGGCGACGGCTTGCTTTTGCGGCTTGCCGGCCTTCATCTCGGTTTTGATGTTGGCCGAGATGGTCTTTTGGGAGCTACCTTTCTTTAACGGCACCGTACCTAGCGCGCAACTGATCTAAGGTTAGCTCTGACCCATCATCGCGGACGAGTTTCGTGATCGCTGCGCTAGGGCCGTACTTCTCGGACAGCTTGTCAAAGTAGGCCACCTTGCCAGCGCCGAGGGCCTTTGCCTTGACCGCCAACGGCTGCTTAGCTAACCACTCGCCGTAGGTGGTGTCGGCCGGTACCTGCCCGCCAGCGCTTGCGCGGGTGCCTTCTGGTGGTGGCGTGAACCCGAGGCCCTCGTAGTCGATCACCGGCACTGTCGTGCTGCGGCAGTTGAAATGCTGCGGTCCCTTGCCGTATGGGAACTCTTTCCCATCAAGCGCCCGGCAGATCGCGCTGGTCCTGGTGTCAAGCGTGGCGACGTAGCGATACTTGCTGGTGATGTCTGAGTTGGCCTCATACACCTGTTGGCTGGCGGTGTTGGCCACCTGGTTGATGCTCGTGCGAACGAGGGCCACCACTTGGTTGTCCGCTACTGCTGTGGCTTGCCCGCCTGCGGCCACTAGCTGTCTGACGGTCTTGCCCTCCTCGCCGAACTGCAGGCTGCCGATCAGCCGCTTAGCAATGGCAGGCGTCGGCTCACCGGTCAGCAGTCCCTGCCGGACCACCTGCGAGAACCGCTCAGCCTGATCCACCGCAATGCCCCTGAACGCTTTGCTGATCACCTCGCCATTGGGCAGCGTGATCGTTGCACCCTTGGCCGCGGTGAGGCTGAAGGTGCCAGTGCCAGCCTGCTGCGCTAGGGCCTCTGCGCCATAGACCGACTTGAACAGGTCATCCGACAGCGCGACCACATTGAGCTGCGTGGGGTCGGTCGTGACCACGCTCTGCGCAAACTGCGGGCTGATCTCAACCGTGCGCACCGCATCCCGAGCGCCAGCAGGCAGCGCACGGCGCAACTGGTCGGTGACAAACTCAGACTGCAACTGCGCGATGCCTTGCAGCTCGGTCGCCGTTAGTTCGGTCGCATCACCTGCCCAGGTGCCGAGGCTGTCCTTCAGTTGCGCCAAGATCGCCCGCAACCGTGCCGCCTTGACCGGTGCTGCTAACTCATCAATGGTGCGCAGTTGGTTGACGGCGTCAATGATGATGTCGTTGTAGGCATTGATGATGCGCCGCGCAACGCTGTTGCTATAGCGGTTCAGGTCAATTGCGTTGCGGTATAGCGCTTCTGGTGTGCTCATGAAATGATGCCAAGATGCTCGGGTCTGTACTGCGACCTGATGCTGACATTAGCGCCGCGGTTTAATGCACCCTGCACCGCTGCAGCGAAGGCGTCGTAACCGTTCTGGCCGTCTTCCATGATGCGCAGTTCGTCTACCTCATCAGCCTTGCCGTCCTTGTACCAGGTCAGACGGATGACAGCCAGGATCTCATCAGGAAGGTTGCATATCGTATAGTCCAGTTCCTGTTTCCTAGGCTTCTTCGGCTCCATCCATATCATCAGATCCACTAGCCAGTCTGTCAGCCGGTCCAGCAGACTGTAGATCAAGGCCCGCATTAGAGGTCGCCTCCAGCTCTTCATCCACATCAAAGTTATCGCCCAGCACGTCGCCCTCGGCTAGCTCACGCAGCAAGGTCTCCTGGCTAATGACGCCTGCGACATACAGATCCCGGAGGCTGTTGATGTCTGCGGGCTCAAGGCGTGCGCCGAGGAAGTCGCGGTTGACGTAGCTGCTGCCTGCGGCTGCGGGATTGCCCAAGTAGGTGGCGTGCCACTGCAGGCAGTTGTCGATCATGTCCTGCATGTTCTGCGCGATCACCATCATGGTGCTGTCGCCTTGGCTGCGGTCGATGCGCTTTGCCTCAGCGGTCTCAGCGCTCAGCTTCTGGCCCAGCACTGCTGACAGGCCCAACTCGTTGATCTGCATCGCAAGCTGCTCAAGCCTGCGGAACTGCGACTCAAAGCTCTTGCCTGCCGGCTCGATGTACTCGGCACGTCCTTCGGCCGGGAACGCGATCGCCTCGCCGGGTCCTGCTGATACCTCTTCAGCGCTTGACGGGAACCCGTAGAACGCCAGCATCGGCACTGCCGAGATGTGAAGCTGGTTGTCCAGATCGGACTGCACCTGGTAGGTCTTCAGGTTCAGCTCGGCGATGTCCTCCAGCGGTGGCCGCGACTCCATAAACCCATGGCGTTGGGCGTAGGCGATCGTGAACGGGATCTCACTCAGACTGGTGCGACCCTCGTCGACGACAATGAAGTCGCCGTTGTCTTGTTTGCGGTGTATGCGGTACTCGCCAGGCGTCAGCACCCGGATCTGCTCGGCAGCCTTCTCGCCGAACTCGCCATCGGGCACGGTGACCACTTCCGCCAGCCGTAGCTGCGTCAGCACCTGCTTGCCTTCTTGCGTCTCGGTGCGCCAACCAAGGATCTGCCGCGGCGTGTAGGTCACCCAGTAGGGTCTACCCCCAGTAGCAGGTGCATCCACCAATGTGCCAACGTGGCCATAACGGACCATCTTGCGGGCTGCTTCATAGGTCCAGACGTTGAGGTCATTGCCTTGTAGATCGACATCGAATAGTTGCTCACGGATCACGTCAGCGGTGTCATCCAACCGCACGGGCTTACGGGTCAACATGCCAGCCAGCATCCGCTCGAGGCGGATGTAGTAGGGCGGGCAGACGCTACGGGCTAGGCGGTTGTCGTAGGACTCATCTTGCTCGCGTGGCTCTTGCGGCAGGTAGCGACGATGCTTCTTGCGCATCCCGTAGGTGCCTTGCAGCAGATCCTCGATCAGGATCCAATGCGGCTCTTGCGCAAACCAAGTCGTGTTCGGGTCGTTGACCTTGGTGACGGTGCGCTGTGCTAGCGGCCGGTCGTATGCGTTGAAGCCTGTGTACACGACCGCTAGCTAGTGACAATGGTGTCAGTTTACGGCTTCAGTCCCTGATGACAGGCGGGATGGTTGTGATGAGCTTGTACGACCTGATCACGGCCCATGCTGACGCCAACGGCGTAGATCATGAACAGAAGGGCCAGAGATGCGATGCGGTTGATCATGGTGTTGGTGGTCATGGTTGGGATGGTAGGAGCCCCGAAGGGCTTAGGCGGGTTTCTTGGCGCGGGTGACAGCCCGATTGCCGAGGTACATGATCGCCTCGTTCAGGGTGCAACGGCGACCACAGATGACCAACATGCCTTCAGGCGTAACCGTCAAGCCGTCGTGCCACATGGTGGTGCCGGTCTCGATGGCCATGCGCTTGAGCTGAAGGACTGAAGTGTGCATCTGAAGCGCAGCCTCTGGGCTGCCGAGTGGAGGACCGTTGCCCCCGATGCACTGATCCTACACCATGGTCAGCCGTGGTGCGCCTTTGTTGCAAACCTCAATACAGCCTCACCCCAGTGCCGCGGCCAGCGCCAGCGTGCAACGGGTTGAACTCACGCCAGACCAGATACCCGAGCGCGTCGTTCATGTGGTCGAACCCTGCGTCCTTGTCCGGTTCACCCTTATCGCTGTAGCACTGAAGCTCAAGGCACTCGATCACCCGTTTGCAGTGCTCGGCCACCTGCAATCGGACCTGGCCCTTGCCGTTCTCCAACAGCGCCTGCACGGCTGCCACTCGGTCACGAACTGGCGGGTTGCTTCGTGGTGACTGGTTTGACATGCCGTAGGACTCAAGGATCTGGATGTCGGTCTGACTCGCGTTGGTGCTGCGACTGCCGCCGCTCGCGTCTGGGTAAACGTAGATCTGCTGCTGCGGATGCCGCCTGCGGATCTCCTGCGCTAGGGCGTCGGTGTCATGCGCGCCGGCGATCTCGTCGATCACCAGCAGACCGTTGCCAAGCCGTACGGCGATCACCGCAGACATGTTGCCCACATTGAAGTCCACGCCAATGCGCAGCGGTTCCCTGCTGGTGTCAGGCATGGCGGTGGTGACATGCTTCACCCGATCGAACCGGTCATATACCTGCCCAGTGGTCAGGTTGACAAACTCGCCGTCGAGGTACGCCCGCAGCAGGCTTGGGTCGTAGTTGGCCTCCAACCGCTCGATGAAGTCCGGCGGCAGGTGCGGGTTGTCCGCCGTGCGCATCTTGATTAGATGGCGGTCTGGCCTGGCTTTGGCTTCGTCGCTGCCGAATGTGTTCCACATCCATCGGAACCCCTCCGGTGTCGATGCCGCACCAAACTGCCGGACATTGCCAGATCGCAAACGGCCAAGGATCTTAGGGAATGCCTTGTTGGCAATGCTGGGCGTCACCGTGTCGATCTCATCAGCGAGCACCCATGCAAGGTTCAGGCCGATGATGCGGCTCCAGTTCTCAAAGCTGCGGCACAGGATCTTGGTGTCGCCGCCCGGCAGGTGCAGCATGTACTCCGGCAGCGGGCTAGCCCTGAACGTGTACGGGATGCCATAGGCATCAAGGAAGTCGTCAAAGTCCGTCTGCCAGATGTCCCGGATCAACGGGCCAGTGGGCTCCATCACCGCGCCGATGAAGCCTTGATTGGCCGCGGCCAGCATTACCGCTTTGGCGCACAGCGCTCGGGTCTTGCCAGCGCCATAGCCAGCACTGATGCCAATAATCTGCGTTGCGGTGTCATCCACGAACGCAAGCTGCCCAGGGTGCAGGTCGTCGCGGATGCGGGTGATCAGGTCTGCGGTGTCCTCAGGCGTCTGCTGCTGCAGGAACGACAACAGCGGAACGTCCTCGCAAATGCCTGCCAACAGGCTCATGACATCTCAAACTGCAAAAGCCGAGCCTGCTTCTCAAGCGCGATCAACGCAGTGTTGAGCTGATCCTTTTCGGATGCCCGGCGCTCGTACTCCATCGCTCGTGCAATTGCTCCCTCTAGCCACTGGGGGCGAGCCAACTCAGCGTCAAGCGCCAGCAGCTTACGCGCTGCGGCCAAATAATCGCGCACTTGTCTATCACTTACCCCCCACTTTTCGGAACCGTACTGAACGATTTGATGATGATTCCAGGCGCGCAAAAGCAAACCATAAACCTCATTGACCCGGTTTTGGATCTCGTCTTTGGTGCTTTTGCGCGCCATTGTATTACTCCCGGATTTGAATTGGCATGATGAGATATGTCTGCTCTGTCATGCTAGTCGGCGTCAACACCACTGGGGTTGTTGCGCTGTTGGCTGACAGTGTAACAGTCTCCGCCGATCGCATAGCCTTCAGGCCATCGAGCAGGTAGTGCACGTTAAACGCCCACGACCCAGTGGCAGAGCCCTCGAAGGTGATCAGCTCTTTGCCGTTATTGGCATCGGCTTCAGCGGTGATGGTGAGCGCACCACCCTTGGCCGTGAGCTTGACGGCATTGTTGTGCGCCTCAGCGATCAACGCGACGCGCTCTAGGCATCGGGTGAACCGGTGCCGGTCCATGGTCATGGCGTGCTCGAAGCTGGCGGGGATTAGCGCTGCCACGTTGGGATAGGTGCCATCGAGGATGCGGCTGTACATGACGATGCCATCACCAGCGTCAATGACCGCCTGCCCCTTGGCTGCTGCTACTGTCACCATCCGATCCTGCAGCAGCTTCATAGTCGCTGCCGGCAGCACCAGGTCAATGCCATCGGGCAGCGCCACAGGCACGCGCATGAGCCGATGGCCGTCTGTGGACTCCATGAACCCAGCAGCGAGGTGAATGCCCTGCAGGATCTGCTTACTGGCATCGGTGCTGACGGCTGCCATGCAAGCACGCACGCCAGCGGTGAGGTCCAGCTCAGCACCAGGAGCCTCCACAGCGGGCAATGCCGGATAATCCGCCGCATCCTGCACAGCAAGGCCGTAGGAGCCGCTGGAGGCCGTCACAGCGCCGTCTGACAGGGTCACAGGCTCACCGTCGTCCATGCGGCTCACAAGGCCAGCCAGCAGCCGATACGGCAGCGCCACGGTGCCAGATGTGTCTACGGCTGCGGGAACGGTGACCGTGATGCCGAGGTCCAGGTTGAATCCGGTGACGGTCATGGTGCCGCCGCTGGCAGCTACCAGGCAGCAGGACAGGATCGGATGGCTGTTGCTGGTGCTGATGGCCGGCGCAATGGTGCGCAGTGCATGGCTGAGATCAGCCTGTGTGGTGATGAGTTTCATGATGCAGCTTCGGTGAGGATTGAAACCAGCCGGTTGTAGTCGGCTGCGAATGACGCGACCAGTTCAGCAGGGATGGGTTGCTGATCGTCTTGGGCATTGTCGCGGATCGCAGCAGCATACGCCAATGCGTGCTCCATGGCGTCATGGAGCCGGTTGATCACGGGTTGCTGCTTGGCTGCGATGTCGATGAGTTCCATGTGAGGGTGAATGCAACAAGCTGCTCAACCAATCGCCGTGGGATGTCACCACGAACACTGGCAAGCGCATCTGACACTAGGCGGTGATAACCAGCAACGGTAAGGCCACCTTTGCAATCCGACACAAGCGCCCGACTGCGGATCAACTGCGACCGGCTGACACCTGCCGCCGCTGCTGCTTGGTCGAGCGCCACCAGATCCGCAGGCT